AGGGTTGGCCCTCATCATACGCAGCAGTCGATCTTGAAACTTAGGGTTAATACGCTTAAAGTTGCTGCTGTTCTTCAACTGCGTAAGCGATACCCGGTTGCCGTTGTAACCGTAGGGCACGGTGATCTTTGAATCGTTAGCACTACTGGAGTAGTTGCCGGTGGCGTTGGAGGCCGAGGGAGAGGTCCCGGTTTCTGCCTCAGGGTTTGCGGGGTCTCCGAGAAAACCACCAAGCAGTCCAAGCCCAGCGCCGATGGCGATACCCGCCGGTCCGCCCATAGCCCCGGTGGCTGCACCGGTAGCGATACGTGCAAGGATGCCCATTCCGGCGACGGTTGCTGCTCCGCCAACGGCTCTGCCTGCTCCACCGAAACTCGTCTTGGCTCCCACCAAGCCGCTAAGAGTGTCCTCAAGGCTACCTAATGCTTCGATAAGGCGCTGGTTGACTCGCTCATACTGAGCCATGTTGTCAATCTGACGGCGCATGAAGGACTCTTCACGTTGTGCCGAAGTTCTCGCCGTCTCCTCCTGCTGAGTAGCAAGGTTTTCTTCGACACCCATGAGTTGGCGATCTCTCGCGCTGGTCGGGTCGTACATGCCCTGACCACCCTTTTCCCTGAACGAGATCTGGGACTGGGCGTACTGGAGGATCTCGGTCTGCATCTCTTCACCGAGGCCCATGTCAGCAAGGCGAGCGCGGGTGACGGAACCCGGCATGAGGGCACTACGAGCAGTCGCTGGATTGTCTAGGCCCATCTTCTTGATGATCTCTTGGCGCATCTGGAGAGGGTCCTTGAGACCACCGCCGATGTTAAAGGCGTTCGTCCCTCCCATAAAGAACATTCGGTTAGCAACTTCAGGGGACATCAACTGCTGCTGCTCAGCCAGAATGTCTGAGGTGGACTTGCTGTAGCCAGTGAGTGTGCGGATGCCCGCTACGGACTGAGCATATGAACCGGGTAACTGGGTGCCGATCTGCGCCTGAAACTGCTGCATGGCGTTGATCCCGCCAGCGCCTAGACGGTACTGGGCGAGCGGTGCACGGACCTGACTCATGACCTGCATTTGCGACATGCCGGTCATCTGCTGAGTCAGCACGTTCAGACGATCAGCGGACGTAGCGTAACTTGTACCACGTTCGATACGTGAGTTAATAGCCTGCATGAGCGGCTGAAGCGCCTGAGTAAACGCAGCGAGGCCACCAGCGGCCTTCGCCATACCCCCACCGCTAGCGTTGGTTGCTAAGTACCGCCTAGCCGCACCTACGCCATCACCGTCAGCCGCAGGCTGCTGTGCGGGGGCTTCAGACTTCGTAATCTGAGCGAAACTGTTAGTCACAGCGTTGCCGCCTACCTGACCTCCGTTCGCACTACTTATGTGCCCAGAAGCCTCGGCAGCGGCCTTGGAGAGTTTCTCCATCTCCTTGCGCCATGCTTCGGTGATGTTCTTAGCCTCAGTAAGAGCACCTTTAAGTTTTGAGATCTCAGAAGTGTCTACGCGAATACCGGCTCGCACATCAGAGCGGGTACGACCATGACGACCGGCTATAAAGCCCTCTCCGACTTCTGCGTCGGGACTGTTTTCAGCCATACTAGCCTCCGCTACTGATTACGCCATCTCGCCATACGATACCAGAAATCGCGTTGACGAACTGACATAGACTTAATGTCGTCTAGACCAAATCCTTTGTAAACAGAGGCTACCAGTTCGTATTCCCAATATAGAATCTTCAGATTAACTGAGTAAAAGTGAGACCCAATCGAGCAGAATTGGCATGTCCTTGCCGCAACTTGCACATTGGGTATTCACCTCCTCTAACTTCGGCCCAATCTCAACAGCGAGAAGAGCGTCAACCAGAGTACGCCTATCTTTGATGCTCAGTGACCGCGCCCACCGCATGGGGTTCTCGGGGGCTTCACCCTCAGGCCACTTAGCGCAACGAGAGAGCAGTACGGTATTTAACTCAGCATCATTCTTGGCCAACTTGTTGCCCTCAACGGTGTCCTTACCGTTAGGCAGGCGCATCGTAATGGTCCCCTTAGATGTCTGAATCTTCAGGCCCTCACGCACGTTAAAGTCCGGGTAGGTGATGGGGAAGTCCTTATCCAACTCCAGCACCACATCGTTTAACTTGCCACAGTCAGTGCAAGCCACATTAATGGTGCGCTCGTCTCCATACGTAGCCTTAACCACTGCTAAGTACAGAATATCCCTATCACCAAGAATCAGATTGTTAATGTGCTCCTCTGGGTTTCCGGCTTCCCGTAGATCAACTGATCCAATACGAAGAACGGCCCGAGCGAGCAGAGCAGTCATGTATTCGGCATAGAGAAGCCCCTTCTTCTTTTCCACAGAAGCAAGGTACTCCTCGTCCTCACCATTCAGTTCACGAACCTCAGCCATGTCGTGCCACTGATCGGTTGCCGGTGTGTACAGTCCGCGCATCAACTTTATGTGAGTCTCTGGCGCGTCTGCCATATTTGGTACAGGCTCTTGTACAGCCTCATTAACCTTGTCAACATCTGACTGCTCAGACATGTAGTACTCCTAGTTGTGTATTAAGTTTTAAAACTGTTACTCGGTGGCAGAGAGGTCGGCACCAGAGAAACTAATCTCAAAGCCCTCGTGGTTGAGCACCATCTGCTGAATCATAATAGACGAGTCACCCGCGTTGAGGTCGCCCAGCGAGAACGAGGCGGGCCAGCAGTTGAACAACTTATAGGACAACTTAGTGGAGTTCGCAAGCGGGGGCGGAGCATCGCCAGCGTTGCCGCTCTGGTACGGACCGCTGGACACCGGGTGGTCGAAAACCTTGACGATGACATCGCATCGGTAGTCGTTCTCGCCACCAGCGGGCGTGCTAGGGGTAGAGCCGAGATTATCCGCCGCTCCCTGAGTCCATGAGTGCAGGAATCGCTGCCAGTTGTACAACTGCTCCTGACCGAAGAACACACCCTTGGTGAGGGTGACGGGGCCGTAGTCCGACTGACCAACCATCTTATGCGGATGGGTGTTCATGCCACCCTCACGATAGGCGATCATTTCGTTCTGGACAGTCAGACCAGAGACCACGGAGAATCCAAAGTTACCAATTCCCGCAAGGTTAGTCGAAAGACTCGTAGGGGGAATAATAGAAACTTGAAACTTAAAGTTCCTAATTGGATCAGTAATTGCTGAACGTGCCATTGGATATTACTCCTTGGTATTAGAGGGACTCAGTGGCGTTGCTACCACCGGTCCACTGGCTGAGGTTGATAACGATGAACTCTGCGGGGTACTGGAGAGCGACGCCAACTTCAACATTGACGATGCCCTGATCAATGCTGCTTGCGGTGTTGATCGTCTCATCGCAGACAACGAAGAACGCATCCGAGGCGCTGTTTCCACGGAGTCCACCAGAGCGGTAGAACTCTCCCAAGAAACTCGCAGTGACAACCTTGATGCGGTCCCACAGGTTCGCATCGTTAGGCTCAAAGATAGCGAACTGCGTGAGTTCCTTGAGGGAGTACTTCAGGTAGTTCAGCGTACGGCGAACCGGGATGAACTTGTCAGCCGAAGTGCGGGCCAGAGTACGCGAACCGTACACAACGATCCCAGCACCGGGGATGGCCTTGAACGAGTTGACGTACGGGGTGCCATCGTAGAGCGCCCCGATGTCGTCGTCAGAGACGAGGAACGAGGTGCCCAGAGCGCCACGGATGTCGGCGTTGAACCCAGCCGGGGCCTTAGCCACGGAACGCTGAACCTCAGTGCGAGCAATGAGTCCAGCAACCGCACCACCCGGGTAGGTAACGCGGATGGCACCGGGGCCGGTCTTGGCCGGATCGACCATCTTGAGAGCCGGGGCATAGTGCGCGGCGTACCCACCATTGGACAGTCCGGCAAAGTTAGAGGCCACGGTCTGAGCATCGGTCAGAGTCTCAGAGTTCTTGTCGGGGTCGATGACCACGAAAGAGTCACCACGCGCAACCGCCTTGTTGATGATGGGGGTAAGCGCCGTGGTAGAGGTCTGACCAACAGCGTTGATGATTAAGTTTCCGCTAATCGGGTCAATCTTGTCAATCGCGCCAGCAAAATCAAGATCACCAACAACACCCTCAACGCCACCGGAGAAGGTGGCAAAGCCGTCCACCTCAGTAAACCAGTCAAGATCAGCGTCGGGCGAAGTCGTAGAGACACCGCTCAGGCGGACGTACTTGCTGTAGGTGTTGACAACCGTCTCCACGTACCTGTTTCCGTCAGGATCAAGCGTGACCTCAGGCCAGCGCTCAACCTCAACATCATTGAGGTATACAACGACGGTAAAGGTACCGTGGGCTGAATCAGAGGTATTGATAAGGCCAGCAGTAATGCCGATCTTCAGGTTGTTGCCCCACGTTCCGTTGCTGATCGCCTCGGCGTCGAAGAGGGCGGCAGAGGCAGACGAAGAACCGTTCGGGAAGTAAGGAACGTCCAGCGACGACGCGGCATCGGGGGTCACCGAGTCAGCGGTGCCGCCGAGCGTGTCATAGGTGCCGACGACGCGAACCACGTAGGCAGTACGGCCACCGTTAGCGAAGAAGTGGTAGACGGCGTAGCCGAGGTCGTAGGCGTTCTTGAGATCACCGAAGGTGCGCTTGTAGGTAGACCAGTCGGTAATAAGAGTCGCGGTCTCGGGGCCACGCTCAGCGGCTCCGAGAAACACAGCGGCGGTGCCGCCACCGACGGACGGGGTCAGGCTGGCGAGAGTTCCCTCGTTAACGTAGACACCGGGAGTTGAGTAGGTAGGCATTTAGAATTCCTCCGAGAAAGAAGTAGATGAAACGTCGGACTCCGAATTATTGTCCTGTATAGTACCGTCCACTGTAGACACCGACTTGACAGTATAAATGTCGCGTTGTGGTATCTCTGCATTTATTCTAACTGTATAGACTTTGCGGAATACCCTCTTGTTAAACCCTGATTCTTGGTCAAGGATATCTGCTTGCCGCCAGTCTATCATGTCACAGCGCCTAATGGTGCCGTCTTCGGGTATTTCAATGAAACCCCGTCGAAATGGGAACACTCTCCTTAGCATCTCTGCTGTGAGTTGTCGATCATGTCTCTGGCTTCTACAGTAAGTAGATACCTGATACATAAGGTTTACGGGAACCATCTGATCAGTAGCCAAGAACTCGGTGGGACCAGTCAGCAAACCCTGTAAGTCAGTTGAATCGTACTCCGAGGGGAAGTAATCCAAAGCGGCGGGGGCTTGCGTGTAAATGGATGCTGCTGAAGCCGAGGTTGTGTAGTAATACGAAACCTCAGAGTGCTGCCTTTGAGCGTCAAACTCTATATCTATTAGTTCAATAGTTATAAAGGGATAAGTTTTCTCAGTCTCAGCGTCTGGGTACCTGAAGAACGTCTTAAGAGGTCGCTGAAGTTGCCTGTCATCAGAGACGGTGATAGCAGACAAACGTGTCTTAAGAGCAGCATCTTCTGCGAGGGTGAAGCCGGGATTAGGCAATTGGGATATCCTGTTCAATACTCCGGTGAATACTCGCCGGAATGGTCTTCGTCACCCTTGCCAGTGTCTTACGGAGAAGTGGAGAGGGGGGCTGCTCCTCTACGCCATACTCTAGGTCGGATATGTAGTTACTGAGTTCTTTTGACGAACGCTTCTGTCCAACCGTGACTTCGCCGTTTAGCATTTCCACGTGTAGTTGATCAGAGATAGCACTCCATCCGGGTGTGGACTCCGCCCTGTCTTGCAGGTACTCGGTAGCAGCCTGCTCTGCTTCGGTAGCAGCAACATCTATGATGTCATAGAGGTTGTCATCAAACCACTCTGTAGCAGGAATTACAACGGGAATCCCTGTGATGAACGGCTTACTAGAACCAAAGGATGCAGCAGGTTGAGAAGCCTTCATGGCTTTCCTCCGTGGTTCTAGGCGTTGTAAGGCGGTTCAAGGCACCCGACGCGCATCGGGCACCTACACATCATACCTCTAACTTGGGAACGATGTAGGCCAAGGGAGGTTTGAAATCTTAGGATTTTGAGGCCCACGATCAAAGGGCATCTCTTGGTCTACAAGTATCTCATACGCCACAACTCTGAGTAGGACTTCGTCAGGAAGACGACCGCGAGCGTTATATTCGCGGACCTTGTAGAAACGACCGTCATACTCAACCACGTCGTTGAGGTGCTTGTTGTACTCCGCAGGATCGCTCAAGCCAGACGCAACAGCATCTTTATACAAGATCGTGGCCATTAGGTTCTGCACGGGCTGACGACCCTCGGGAATGGCTCGGAAGCCATCCTCAACCTCTTCGACGTAGATGGTGGGGAGGACTATGCCCTGCTTATAGTTCCTGCCACTCGTACCGGGGACGCCCTCGTCGTAGACATCGTCGTAGATGCTGTAGCCGCCCTGAAGTGGCTGGAACTCATACCAGATGACAGATTCGCCAGCCTCACGGTTACGCCTACGAACGTGCTTGTTGATCAGGCTCAGTTCTCGGCGGGGGTCCATCAGTAGTACCCAGTCGACAAGTACCCGGGCGGCGGCTCACCGTCAAGGTAAACCTCCTCACGGAGATCATCCGGCAACTCTTCGATGTCGATAACGCCATCGTCGATCTCTGGGTAGACACGTTCGATGGGTCCATAATCTCCCACCTCACGCGGCCTGTAGATCGGCACCAACCGGTTCGTAGTACGACTGACGCGGCGGAGAGTGAGTACTTCCAGACGCTCCAGTCCGATGTTGAGAGCGGTGGCACGGCGGTTGTACTCGCTCATCCAGTAATCCAGCAGGCTAGACACCATGCGGTAGCGCTGAGAAGTCTGGATGTGGACGGACTCGGATGTAATTACATCAATGTCCCGGCTGTACTCGGACATCAGCCCCCAGAGAGCCTGTACGAGAGTATGGATACCTATGACATCCGCAACGGCTGGGGCCAAGTTAGCGAGAGGTACCCGGAGGTTGTGGGTATTGAGATTGATCGCCATGTCAGCGTAGAAATCCAGATCCGACGGCAGCAGCCACTCGTAGTAATAACCGTCCACCATGAGGGTTGCATTGAGCGGCAAAGCACTACCAAGCCGTATGAGGCCATTACGGTCGTCCAGCGTGTACGCAACTGACGCGGACGTTGACCCACCTTGCGGGACGTACTCCACCCAAAGTGTGTCAGCCTCCACGTTGGGCTTGCCCAAATCGTAAGAAATGCCCATAGACACGAACGTCTGCTGGAACGGCTTCTTAAAGTCCCTCAGATAGTTGCGGGCAATATTGACGATCTCGGCTTTAGTAGCCATCAGGCATCCCTAGTGAAGTACAAGGTCACCGTCAGGGGGCCGCTATCTCCTGTGTCTGCCGAATCTATATCAATTGTGATCAGGGCGTCATCTGCGATGTCCGGGTCGGATATAACAGCAGCCGTAGCAGCCGTAGTCGAACTGGATTC